GGGGGTGTATATAGAACTATTTAGCACGCTAAAGAATTCCCCCCACGGCGTTGATTATTGCACACCCGCATATATTGTTAAATATTTATCATTTGTAAGCATATGGATTGTTAAATAATTCACACATAGTTGCGTGGGCATAAATTGACGCCGTTTCTTTACGCATTTTCATATTGATTTTTTTTTCAAAAAAGTCTTGACATTTTGCGGCCTCTATGGTATCATATAATCACAGAGAGGGAAACAAACAGTTTCTTAGAACATAGAAAGAGAGGTTTTAACAATGTATGAATTGAAACCCATCCATGCTAGACAGAAGTCATTTTATGGCAAAGCTAGGGTGTCTGTGGACACCGGCGCGGACACACATTATATTTTGCGCAGTTACGGCACGCCCGTGCTTGCGGTTGAAGTAGCTGAAAACGGCAATATTTACATTTCGCGTTTGTGGTCGTCTTATTCAGCGACAACAGGCCGGCACGTTCGGGAATTTACGTATCAGGTATGCGGCTACGTTCTCAACAAGCCCGAATGGGATAAAATGGCCGTCGGCTATTGGTACAAACTCACGGAGGGCGGTATTATTGATTTCATATAACCCCGCCTTCCCGGCGGCAATGCAGCCCGGTTATATCGGCCGGTCACAAGCCCGGATAAATGCAGAGTGACGCATATTAAAAAGAGGGCACGCGCCCGAAATACAGAAAGGAAGTTTTTACATGAAACACACACCCACAACTTACGAACAGCGCCGCACGTATACCCTTGAATCCGCTGCGGCGGACTTTGACGAGAAAAAAGCAGTTATTAGTGACGATGCTTATACGCTCCCCGATTTTTACGTCCGCAAAGCGCTGCTAACTGACACAATGTTTTGTCTTGATTGCCAATGCAACGGTTTTCCGACAGACGTTAGACTCATGCCGTCTGATACACCGTCCACGTTTGATGTGAATGTCATTTGGACACGTTCAGTTTAAACATAGTCGAAACGGGCATTTTGCCCGTATCATGGGAATGGCCGCCCGTGACTGATGAGACAGGCCAAATAAAGGGCTGGCCCGGCCGATAAGGGCAGAAAGGAAAAAGTTATGAAAAACATTAGCAGAACTGTCCGTCTCCTGAACGTTGAATACCCTGTCAAGACCGGAAACGGTTTTGAGACGCGCAACGACACGGTTGTTGATATGGGTGCCGCTGCAATCCGCGCAGAACTCAAGAAACGTTGCGTTGAGGGCAACGTGAAATTCCTTGGAGAATATGACGTTATCAGTGTGGATGAGCACCGGTTTTCCATGAGTGTGGAAACGTTTACCCGCTTCGCTGAGAAAATCGACTAACCAAAAACCACAAAGCTGTGCTAACGGCTATACGGGCAGAAAGTGAGTTATCTATATGAATAATATTACTATTAAAGGCCGTCTTTGCGCAGACCCTGAATTGCGCGAGACGAACGGCGGAGTTGCTCTTTGCAATTTCACCGTCGCTGTTGACCGCGCTCACAACCGTGAAGAAACCGACTTTTTCCGCTGCACCGCATGGAGAAAAACGGCCGAATTTGTAAAACAGTATTTTGCCAAGGGGCAGGAAATTCTGCTGACTGGCAATATGCGTTGCGACATTTGGGAAGATGAGGACGGTGAAACTCGTTCGGCGTGGGGCTTGCAGGTCGATAACGTCGAATTTTGCGGCAGCGCTCCACAGTCTGACAAGCCTACGGCCAAAACCGCCAAGCCCAAGAAAAAGTTCTGATATGTCTCTAGCGGCCGGGGTTCTTTTCCTTCCTTCTTCCCCGGCCGCATTTTAGAAAGGAGTAAAAACATGAAAAACGTTTGGTATTATATTGGTTGTGCGATGTTCGGTTTTCTTCTTGTGACCATCGTTCTGACGTTCCCGGCGTTTGCAAGGGCGGTGTTGTTTTGAACGACGCTACTTGCGGAAAAGTAAAATCGTGCCTAGATTGTCCATACCCGGATATTCCGTATGAGTGCTTAGAGTATGCAGCCCTGCCCGCGAAATGCGGCATTAAGGCCGGTGTTCGTGTTGCGCTAGAAGAAAAGACGATAAAGCCACTGCCCCGTTACCAGCTAGGCCAAGGGTTTGATTGGTCTGCGACGTACAATAAACATCGTGATAGGCTATCCGTCATTATTTACTATAACCGCCAATTCACGGCCACTCTCGACATTGGAGACACACGCACTGAAACATCGGTTTCTACGTCCGTCAAGGTCGCTCCCGGTATATCCCTCAGGCGCTACGTTGCTATGACAGCGGCCGTACTATTTGCTAACTATGGCCTATATAATCAGCTTCTCGCGCTTGTAAAACCCGGCCATTTACTAAAATACACTAAGGGCCAAATGAGTGTCAACGAATTCCACGCTATTTGCGATGATTTATATGAGGAAGGAGCGATTTATGTTGCATAAGTCGAAAGACAACGTCATTTTTGATGCATCCATGATTTTAAAGATTGTAGAGTTGGTACAAGCATACTGTCCCCCTGACCGCAAACTTGCCTATTTGGAGTGCGACAGCTGCGAACGCATTAGTCATTGCCTTGAATGCTGGATAGAGTGGTTCGGCGATGCTGCAAAAATGAATGGAGAGTAAGTATGTCCAAACGCAAACGCAACCCTCCATCCGAAGCCGCCCGCGCTCGCAAAAACTTCAAGGCTCGCGTTCAACGCGCTCGCAAGGCTGGCTACGAGATCTCGCGCGAGGCGCAGTTTGTGCTGTCCGAGATTTACCAGTATAGTGCGCAGGAGCTAAACGCGCTCAGGCGCGAAAATATTGTTGCAGGCAAAGAGGAAGATAATGAAACTCTACGGCAGGCTGACGCTATTATACAGTCATACGATGATATGTTTGAAACAATGGCCTCTAGCGTAACCGTGGATTCCTCCCATCGTGCCGACTATGGCGCTAACCCAGTTGGTGGTCGTGTTTTGCTTGCATGGTGGAATCGCTTGAAATTCACCACCCCACGTTACGATTTGGCGCAAATGATTCTAAATGCCGCCGACGCCGGTGTTTTCCCGGACATTGAACTCCGTTATGACGCGGAAAAAGCCAAGGCATTTATAGCAAAAATGAATGCATATCTTCCAGCCAAGTATCGCATGACCATAGAGGAAATGAGGGGGCTGAACGATGAAGAGGACGCCGAAAGAGGCGAGGACTACCTCATATAAGTGGAAGCGCCCAATGTTTGCGTGCGACTTTGAAACTAGCACGTATGAAGGCCAAGAATATACAGAAGTTTGGTCTGCTGCCTACGCCAAGATTGGCGACCCCACAGATGATGTAACAATACAAACATCTATCGGCGATTTCTTTGATGCCTTTTTTGCCCGCCCCTATCAATGGCAAATTCTCTATTTTCACAACCTAAAGTTTGACGGCGCTTTTATTCTGGATTATTATATCTGTCAACGTAAGTGGAAGCAAGCGTATGTCCACACAGGAGACAACCCTTTTACCGGAACGGTCTGGGATAAAGAAAAAGAGATGCCTTGTGCGTCTATTGCCTACAATATCGCGGATAAACAAGGCGTATGGTATCGCATTGTTATTAAAAACGAGGAAGGTAAAATTCTAGAAATTCGTGATAGTCTCAAACTGCTGCCGTTGTCTCTCAAAGCTCTAGGCAAGGCATTTAATACCCCACACCAGAAGTTAGAAATGGAATACAAGGGCGAACGCCACGCACACGGGCATATTTCGCATGACGAGCGCGAGTATATTGCCAACGACGTGTTAGTGCTCAAAGAAGCTCTTGAAACAACATTTGCCGAGGGGCACACCAAGCTCACAATCGGTTCATGTTGCCTTGATGAGTTCAAGAAAACCCAAGGAACATCGCAGGACTTTAAATGCCAATACCCAGATGTGTGGGCTATGGAGCTTGATGAATCTGTATTTGGTTCTCCGTCAGTTGGTCGATATATCCAACGCGCCTACAAAGGCGGTTGGTGCTATGTAAACCCCCGTTTTGTCGGAAAACCACAGAAAGGCGGTTGTACTTATGACGTTAATTCCCTATACCCATTTTCCATGCACTCAATGTCAGGAAACTACTACCCAACTTTCAAACCTAGATTTTGGAGCGGCAATTACATCCCCAACGCCGCCAAGCATCAACGTCTACCAGACGGCACGCTCTATCCACGCTACTATTTTGTCCGCTTCCGAGCGCGCTTCCGACTCCGTGAAGGTTATCTACCCACAGTTCAAATAAAAGGCAATCCCCTGTATAAAGGTACAGAGTGGTTGTTTACGTCGGATGTTTATAATCGTAAAACAGGTAAGTATGATAGTCACTATATTGACTTAGAGGGCAACTGTGTGCCCGCAGTCGTAACACTCACTATGACTTGTTCAGATTTTGCTCTTTTCAATGAGCATTATTATGTCTCATATCTAGAGATTCTTGACGGCTGTTATTTCGACACCGAAAAAGGTATGTTCGACAAGTACCTTAACAAATACAGAGAAATTAAGGAGAATAGCACGGGTGGTATTCGCTTCCTAGCCAAGTTGTTTTCCAATAACTTGTACGGCAAAATGGCTGCATCGCCTGATAGCAGTTTTAAGGTTGGCTATGAAAAAGAGAACGGTGCTCTAGGTTTTACGTCCTGCTTTGCCGAAGAAAAGAAGCCCGGTTATATCCCTATCGGCGCGGCCATTACTAGCTATGCACGATGTTATACCATTCGTGCGGCACAAGCAAACTATGAACATTTTTGCTACGCCGACACTGACAGTATACACCTTAATTGTGCCCCAAGTCAAGCTAAAGGAATCACAGAGCACCCACGCACATATGGCTGTTGGAAGTGTGAAAGCGAGTGGGACTATGCGCTGTTCCAGCGCCAGAAAACATACCTAGAGCACGTAGTCAGAGAAAACCATGAGGAAGTGAAGCCCTTTTATGATCTAAAATGCGCCGGTATGCCCGTTCGCAGTAAGAAACTTTTCCTGCAATCTTGCGGTGAAGATGAGGGCATTAAACCGGAAAACGACATGGAGCGCGAGTTTCTATCAGAAACCAGAACTATTCAAGACTTCAAGCCCGGTCTATGCGTCCCTGGAAAGCTACGTCCGAAACGCATACCCGGCGGCGTAGTCTTGCTAGACACTACATTTGAATTTAAGAAGGAGTAACGAGAATGTATTACGTGGATTATTGCAGCATATCAGAATTAGGGCGCGAATTGGCGGCCGTTAGTCGCAATCATGATAAGGTTGTTGCCATAACGCAATATTACAGAAAAGGCCAAGTTATTTTTGCGCTCATTATCACAGACGAACCGGAAAAGGAGTGACCAAACATGACAATAGTTATTGACGACAAAGATATTCGTGACCCTTTGTGCTCTTGTGGGAAACGAGCCAAAGTATTTCTTAGTGCGCATAAACTAGCCGTCCATTGTGACCACTGCGGTAAAGATGTTCGCATCACATATCCAGATAAATTTTACGAATTTGATGTGCAAGATTTGTCTCTGATTTGTGCTGCTATTGGCACTGTATAAAAAATACACCCCCTACAATCACGTAGGGGGTATATCTATATCTAAAACACTGCTTGCTGCTGCGCGGTCGCTAATACCGATAACCTACGCCGAGCTGGTTTTACCCAGTAGCCTCTCGTCGTGGCACAACAGGGACGCGGTGCAGATACCTCAACAGGAGATTGTTTTCACAAGGGCTTCTTTGCTTTCAAGGTTTTTGAACCTGAATTTGCCCATTTCAAACTGGTGTCTCAGCAGTGCAATGAGGCTATCATAACCGCCGCCGAGAATATAGTCAACATCATGGTCGTCTGTGTTAACTGTGATTTTCATTGGATGCGTATGGTCAACAGAGGGCGAACAGTAAAGCATACTTCCAAACTTATTTGCTTCCGGGTATTCTCTCACGCCATACTCATTCCCGTGATATTTAATCGTACACAGGTACACATTCTTGCCAGTCATTTCTTCTACAAACGCCTGATTATCACTAAGATATTTACCGCTATCGGAGAACCCGATGTATGCGGTTTTGCTGAACGCCTTAGAGAAACCGCTTTCGGCCTGCGCCTTTGCGGCGCTTTCATTGTAGCCCTGTTCCAGCACGAAACCATGTCCGCGCATGAACTTCACTTTATCATTCAGCCTGCTGCTGATACCCATAGCAGAATAATACGGGTTCAGAACAGTGACCGGGTTACTAATCATAATTACAGGCACGTATCTACTCTGTTCGCCGCCGCCTCTCGCAATGGACTTGTGAATTGAAATGAACTTATTCATTTCATTAGGGCAATACACCCCTGTTTCGCTTTGGAATTCATCGAACAACAGAACAGTCGTGTCGTTCAGGTAGTGCGAATATTTCTTTACCTGTTCGGCGGAGTTGAGTGCCACAGCATAACCGCAACACTCAGCTTCACCGCCGTCTTTTGCAAGCATCAAATGGGCAAAGGCTTTGCTTTCAGACATTTGCTGCGTGAGCGTATACCCCGGAAAGAATAGCGCACCAATTTCCTTGAAGAACTTTTCGGCGCAGTCTTGAAGCTCATACTTATACCTATAGATAAGGCAGAACTTCCCCTTGCCCCTGATATATCTACGCACAACATAGCGGTTGAACCATGTGGTTTTGCCCGCGCTTCTGTTGCTTGTGCAAATATAGATTTCGGGCTTGTTCCCGTCAATGTCTAGCAGACTTAGCAGCTTTGTTCCATCATAATACTTGCTTTCCATTTTGGTTTACTTCCTATCCATATAGCGCTTCATTACAACAAGTGCTCTAAGCAGAGTTTCATTCAGATTAAGGTCGCCATTGCCGACACCCCCAAGAGCGCCGCAATCGCAGAGAGCCTTGATAGTATCTTTCCCCCAATCGGGCACTTCATTCAGATTGTGATAAACCATTTCATCTTCCTCACTTTCATGTTTAGTTTCAGGTTCGTCTTTCTCATCAGTAAGCAGCGAATAATTTGGTACACCGTACCCGCGCACGTAGCGGGAGTTGACAAGCAAATTACGTCTGCCAACAGTGTCGCCCTTATTTCCCTCAATAACTGTAATATTATAGCCATTGCAGGTTTCTACAATACCAACATGGTCTGGGACTCCGGTACAGTCTCCGTGGCCATTATCATCCCAGTCGTAGAAGATAATGTCACCCGGCTTTGGCACGTAATCGTCTCGCTCTTCCCAGCAGTTGGCAAACATATATTTGGTAATCATTTCGGGGCAAGAACATTCCGGGAATACAATGCGGGAAAAACCCGCAATGTACCCCATAGCGCTGACGAATGTAGCGCACCAAGCGTCACTGTACTGCACTTTGTATCCTCTGGGTCTGGGCTGGTTTTTGTTGTAAATGTCGATGATTTCCTGTTTCTGTCCGTTGTAACTATTTGCGCCCATATAGGCACGGGCAGTTGCAACGAGAATTTCTCGGAGGTCAGTAGTAGTCATGCGAATTCCTCATCTTTCATATCAGTTTACGTTTGGTCAAGCACGTTTAAGGCAAATGACCCGTTAATGGCAGTAAAAACCGCAAGACCTGCGAGGGCATTTTCTGGGAACGCAATAATCAGATTGCCCTCAGTGTTAAGGTACGCAGACCCGGTGCGCGTCTCGTTGACAAAGCCGCTGTTCGTAGCCAGCATCTGTACAACAGTATAGTAATATTCATTCGCTGGCTTTAACGACCCAAAAACTGTATCTAGCTTCATGTCTATCGTCATAATATTGCCCACATCTGTAGGTTCAAGGCCAACTAGTTCAAGCCCGAAATTAACGGTTCCCGTCCCTCTGTTGTATCTAAGCTCAATTTTATTCAGCGTTAGTGTGTCTGAATGCTGACTAGTAATAACGGGATTCCATTTTGTGGCAGAGTTTACAACCATACTTCCAGCCTTAATTTTGTTAAAGGTCACAGAGTCGTCTGCCAGCGCTGTTTCAGTAACGGCTTCTAACGCCAGTTTTTCGGTAGTAACTGCGTAGTCATTAATCTTTTTTGTGGTAACGCTTTTTTCAACTAGCTTATCTGTAGCAACAGACTCATTAGTCAGCTTTGACCCTGTGACACTACCATTTGCCAGCTTATTGACAGTCACAGCGCCATCTGCAAGTTTCTGTGTAGTCACAGCACCATCCTCAAGAGAAACGGTCGAGGGCTTTTGCATTTCCCACTTGTGGCCATTAACGGACAAAATCTTTCCGCTGTCGGAGTCGTCCGGGTTCGGGCTTGGGAGATAGGACTCAAACAAATACACAGTTGCAGAGCCAAGCTTAGTAATACTCAGCGTGACAGGAGAATTACCAACTGTACCTGTAAAAATATAGTCATTGTCATTACCTGCTGACACATAGCCAGTATTAAACGAAACAGACAAGCCGGTAGTGCTGTCGGGCAAAGTAATATTGAATTTCATCGGCTTGTTCGCCGCAAGGTTCGCAAGAATGGAATCAAAACTTTCGTCAAAAATAACCGTCCATTTTGTCGCGCCTTCTGACGCATCGTAACCCAAGGATGTAACTTTGGTAGAAGTTACAGTAAGGGGGTCAAATTCCTTCACCCCATACTTCCATGCTGCGTCATTAGCATCAGCAGAAAGCTCGATAATGCGAACAAGCATTTTATCGGAATCCGTATCGTAATTGGACGTGACGAAATTAAACGTCATGTGATTATCGCCGTATATATCAAATGTGCCGTTCCAATAGTCCGCGTTGTCAACTTCGTCAATCAAGTGAACAGGCAGGTTCTGATAGTCTTTACCGGGCAGTTCATTATAATATTGCGCTACACTTGCCGGGTCGCAATCTTCGGCCGCTTCAATAACGTCTCCGGCCTTTCTGGTAAAGCGGAAACCCTCATACCTCTGAAAATCGAACAATTCAGTGCCAAATGTTTCAACTTTCCACGTATTAGTGTCTTTATCGCCAACAATGTTTACCAGATCAAAAATTTCGCTAGGAACATAGTCACGGCGTCCCGCGCGAGGGTCTTGAACAAATGTGATTCTGACTTCTCTTTTAGCGGAAGAATTATCATAAACAGTTGCCACGCTAGAGCTAAGTTCAAGCGCATTATAATTCAGCCTAGCGTTTACGCCTACACAAAGTTTGGCCGTTGCGCTAGCTACGTCAAACAGCTTGATAAATTCAGCCGGTGTAATGCTTGCCGTTACAGTTTCGCCGACAACGGTCGCGGTAAAATTCACCATACCTTCGGCGGAAGTATGCGGGGTGTTAATCTCGATAAACTGCAAACCCCATTTCTCATCAAGAGAAGCCGCAGAAGCGGGCGGAATCGTGATTTTTGCAATTTTCTGACGAACGGCGTAGTCTCCTTCGCTGTCGTAAGCTGTACTGATAGGGACGATAATATTAAAGCCATCAAATGATGCATTTTCCCAATTTGGGGCATTATAGGCGCATGACGCAGCATATACTATATTGCGCCCTTCATCGGTGGTTTGCATTAGGGTAACAATCATGTCCCCATCAGTTACCCACTGACGCAATTCGCTCCTTGTCGGCATGGCGTAAATTGGCTTTGCGTCGTACGGTGGCGTACCGGCAAAAGCCATGAAATGAGTTTTTGCGTTTGTGCTTTCAATCGTTTTCAGGCGCTCATCAAGCGCAGCGTCTGCTGCCTGTCTATCAGCGATTTCGTTAGTCAAGCCCTCATTGAGTTTGTTAACTGTCTCGCCTGTGGTATTAAGCTGACCCACCACTTTGCAAAGGGTTTCGTAGTAACTCATGCTTTCATCATACACAAGCGGGAGAATGGGCTGACAGTAAAATCTCATGGTGTTCAACATACTAACTGTGTCCATAACTTCACTCCTTTACCATACGTTCATAAATTCGGTTGAAAGTTCACCAATCATTCTACGCTCAATATTGATAAGCGTATTAGCAACATCTTTCATAAGTTCAATTCTAGCCATGCCACCAGATTTGCCTTTTATTGTTTCAGTGGTATTGGCTTTTCTGTCAGACGTTTCGTTGTGCGATTCCGTGTTGTCGTTACTCTGGTCAACCAATGCGCGGCGCGCATATGACAGATACGCCATACCCGCTGCATCTTCGGCAGGTTTCACAGACACAAGACCGTTCTGCGGTGTGTCACTGTCAAGATTATAGTTGTCAGCACTAATAGTATTCTTATTCGTGCTGCCGCCATTTGCCTTGTCGTTGTAGTCGCCAGTAAACGTGCGGACAAGGTCAGTGTCACCGTAAAGCGCTTCAATGTCCTCAGCCGTGAAATCGCGAATGCTGTTGAACGTAGACTTAACAAGCTGCGTATAATACGGTGCAATTTCGGCAAGCTGCTCATTCATGTGGAAAACCCAAAGCGCCGCCGTTTCCCACCCAATTTCACGGGTGTAGTAATGGGCGAGAATACGCCTACAAATATAATATGTAGTGGGTTCGTCAACAAATTCCCACGGAATGACACAGCGCTTAAACGGTGAATCTTCTCTACCCGTGCTGCCGATGGGGAACATCTTAGGAGCGGCAACGCCGATTATTTCGTCGATGGGTCTGGTTGCGTCATCTACCAGCGATTCACAAATGAACCTTACTTGCGTAGTATACAAACTCATTCTTTCGATTCACCCCCGCCACTATCAGAATTCGGGTCGAGCCAGTCGTTAATGGTGTTTCCATCATCGTCGGAAATGCCAGACGTATAAAGAGAGTTGACAGAGACTTTAATATTCAGGTCGAACATTTTGTTGATTTGTTCGGCGGCTTGCTGACGTGCTTCTAGCTTTGACATTCGACAAGCAGACGTGCCAGCAGTCGCCTGTTGGATTTCATCAGTGACAAGACGCTCGCGTTTGGAAATGGTAAGGTTCGGGACACCCTGCATTGCCAAAGCCTCATTCCAGATTTCGCGTTTAAGGTCTTGAAGCTCGGCAGCCGTATACGGAACGCCCGGATTAAGCACCTGAATGTTATTCAAGTTCAGGTCTTTATCACCAAAGATAATGGGAACATTGCCGTCATACTGCATCATGAGATTCTTAAACGTCAAGCGCTGAGATTCAGGACACGTAACAATGACCGGAGTTTTCTGCGCCGCTGCGTTAACATCAACATCTCGGTCAATATTTTCTAGGCGGTGAGCGTAAATCCAAGCCTCATAAGCAGACGGAAGCCTAAGACGGTTATTCCAGATGAGAACAGAGTTGGTGTTATCCAGCTTCCATTGATTCTTACCAACGCTTGAAGCATATGCCACTCGGTTGATTGGGGTATTATACACGTCGAACGGGCCATTCGCCATTACGCGCAATGCAAGATAACCTTGCTTGTCGTAATCTTCCTTGCCTTCAAGTCGCGCAGCTTCCGAAAGAACATCGTCTTTGAAGAAAACGGCACAGCCTGTAGAAAACAGGCACAACTCCAAAAAGCGCGGGTCAACGCTCGGCGGGAGATTTTCCCACGTGAACAGGGACGTAGAGATTTCAGTTAGCTTATTAAAGTAAAACTGATAGCGCGTTGTGTTGTCGTATGCCGTTTCCCAGAACTGCCGCGAGTGAGATCCTTTAGGGTTTCGATATGGTTTGCTCAAAGTTTTATCACCTACTTACAGTGAATTATCAAGCGAGTAGTTGCCTACGCGCGTAAACGGGTTTCCGGCGGAAAGGTCAATGCAGCGCCAGAAGGTAATGCCTCTGTCATAGATAGAGACAAGCGCGGCGGTCGCGTCTGCGGGAGCACTGCCGGTGAGTGTGCAGCCGCAGGTCTTGACGTAATTCCATGCTTTTCTGCCGTTTCGGTTGGGGACTTTAAGACGGTTCGTCTTGTAACCGAACATGGAAAAGAAATCGTCGATAACGCGGGCGAACTGGCCTTGAATACGGTAAGGCATATAGTGGAAACCTTGAACGCCCATAGCGCAGTACACGCTAGAAGATTGCTGGCCACGAGAATGGTTCGGCTGAGTGGACGCCGTTTTAACCTGTGCAACAAGATTGATTGTTTTACTTAGAACATCGCCAGAAGCGGATGTATTTACTTCTGCCAAATTCTGCTGAGCTGCCATCTGATTGGCAGAAGCCCCAGCAAATTGCGAAACATTCCCAGCCTGAGCCGCCGCACTAGTGGCGGCGCTAGCCAAGCCTACGCCAGCAACTGCTCCTGCCACTTGCTTGACGGTATCAATAGCAGTATTAGCAACTCCAGCAGCAATAGCATATTTATTCTGCGCAATCCACGCCTTGAAAGTGTCAACATTCCACGCGCATTGAGGAAAACCACCCATAATAAGCGATTCTTGATAATTCGAAGGTAAGCCTTTATAGTTAATTGGAATAGAAGAACATTCCAAATTACCATTAGACGCGCCTACGATATAAAACAGCGGTTTACGGCCTGCGAAATATTCATAGGCATAATTCGCTGCGTTACCTTGTAGGTTATCTACATACACGCCGCAAAACGGAGAAGTATAAAGTTTGTTGTTTTTAGGCTTATAGCCATCAAACGTGCCTGTAAAGGCAGGGATGCCATTCATTTTATAAGGCACAAGTCCATCAGCCAAGTCACCAGTAATTGACCAATTCATAAAGAACTTTGGGTACATAGTAATGCTGACAATGCCATCTGCTTTATTTGCTTTTGTTGCTGCTTCGATAACAGCATTTACGTTGTGCGGGGCAGACTGTGGGTTATCCGGGTCGTAATCGAAAGTATTTTTTGTTAGCCCTGTATAAATACCGCTATCAACACCGCCGACACCGCCAGTTGTAGCATCTTTAATGACCCACTTGTTATCTTCATAAACGGCTTTCCATGTGGCAAGAATACAAATAGTGTAATGTGATTTCTCAAAAATTTGCGGAAAATAATCCGCATCAAACACATATTCGCCCAGCTCAAACGATTCAGGGATGAGGTTGTCACCAATCGCGTCTGACATTGCGTGTTCGCGTTCGACAAAGCACTGCTCCACATTAACATCGAACAAATACGTCTGCATAGGGTCAATAGTATAATAAATGCGCGAAGTGGTATTGCTGATATACTCAACCTGCGTAATGAACGCATAAAACCATTTTTCACCGTAACCAGTATTACGGAACATCAGGTAATTGCAGCCGAGTAGTTCATCGACAGTTTTGTCCAAAGTAATGTACGGCCTAGGATAACGCTGATATGAAACTTTATCAAAATAGAAAGCAAAAGCATACGTAGTAAATGCCGTAGCTTGCTGGTCTGCGCTATCAAACCAAATGGTGTGGTCGAATGACGGTTCAAGAGGGACATTCTTTAGAATGAATACCTCTGAATTCGGAACAATCATCGACATGAAACCACCTGCCTTTAAGAAATTTCCCACCTACCCGCCCGACCACTATTTAACGCCGTGACCATTCGTCTGTAACTTAGTTACTTAACAGTGACAGTACACGTTGCTTTCTTCGTATTGTCGAAAGCGGAAGTCGCAGTAATCGTCGCAGCGGTAGAGGCTGCATCTGCATCAACCGTGACAACACCAGCAGCCGAAACCTTAACGTCCTCTGCGTTGCTCGTCCACACAACCGTCTGCGGGGCGAAGTATTCGGTGACAACCACAGCGGAAAGCGACACGCTGCCGCCCTTCGGAACAGAAGCGGTGGTCGGGGACACAGTGACGGAAGTGACCGACGGAGTACCCGGAACGAACAGAACAGAGTTAGCGAACGGGGACACCGAAAACGTTTTCCACACATGGTAGAAATAGTTCCAGTAAAGACCCTGACCGTTATACTGCTCAGTGAACTGCGTCAGCATATCGAACACCATGAACCAATCCTTATCAACAATCACTGCCGGGATTGCGTTAAGAGCCGTAAGCTCAACCTGAGACGGTTCATTGTACGTCGGGTCGCCAGCAAAGATTTCACCAAGGCGGGCAACATCGAGATCGCCGAAACCATCAATCAGAACGCGGTGTCCAAGGAACTCGGCCTTATCCATGTTGAACGCAGAAGCAAGGACATTCACATCCATAGTAGCGTCAAACACAGAATTGACAATCATGTACTGGTCGGTCTTTTCGGTGAACGTGCGTACAGCAGCCGGATTGTACTCGCTGTTCATAAACGTAAGTTTATTGGACACGCCCTTAACGGTGGTGACAATCGCTTTCGCGTTCTCGGCGTTCACGGTCGGGACGGTGACGGGGTACACACGACCATCAAGAATGTGACGGGCAAGCAGGTACTTCATAACAAGGAACTCGTCGTAGTTCGCGCCCGTATACATGGAATCGACGATTCGAGCAATAAGGTCAGTCACACCATCCCACGACAGGAACGCCTGTTTAAGCTGCTCCTGCGTAACAGTCGCCTTGTAGAACTTCTGATAGTTCATGATGTGAAACGCGGCACGCACATCGGGCACGACACGCTTGAAAACTTCCTGCTCGGCAATCTCGGGGTTGAACTCCTGAACCTTTGCAATGTTGACGAAGATTTCCTCAATGGACTCGCCGTATTCAAGAACGCCTTTCTTGAAGAACGCAATGGGGTTAGAGTACATCTTAGACGTGAGCATAACGCGGCCGATGCGGTTAACCAGAGCGTTCAGGAATTCGTTCTGGAGCGCCGGGTAATCCATGATAATTGCACCAATCGTGCGAACGGATTCAACATCGTTTGCGTCAGCTTTGGGGACATAATTGCGATAATCGACCGAAGCGTTATTGCGGATAACATTCAGAATATCCGCTGCGGACGTGGTAAGCGTCCTAATCTTAGGCTTAACAGGCATAAGCATTTACTCCTTTCAAGAAAACAAGTCATCATATTTTTCCGGAGATTCATCTTCATCGGGTTCATCTTCCGGGAGTTTGGGGTCTGCCGGAGAATTCGGGGTAAGAAAACGGTCTTTGTATTCCTTCACCACGTTCTCATACTTTTCTTTGTATTCGTCACGCTCCTGCTGCAACTGCGGGTTAGACATTTCGTCGAACGTAGTCATAAGGTCAGAAACGTCTTTGAGCGTATCTTCATCATCGGCAGTGGCATACTTACCGATAATGGTCTGAAACTGTTCACGGGTTAGCACATTAAAATTCCTCCTTAATAGAATCGAGCATATGGATTTATCATCATCCATAATGGCATTGACTTTGACTTTTTAGGGGCGGGCTGTGGGGCTGGAAGATTTGTTAGATAAGTATACCATTTGTCAGCGTTGGACATACGAATATCTCTGGTTGCGTTCCACGATGCAACATCAGGGCGCTCGTACTGAACAAACCAAGAATCGGCAAGAGTAGCAGGGGAATCTGTTGAGTGAATGAAGGTTTCCCAAGTATATTTGTACGACGGAAAATATGGATTATCACCAAACTGATAATTCGTATCATACTCAAACTTGATACGATTTAATTCCATATCACCGCATAATGCCGGGTCGTCCCAACCGTCCCCCGCCCAATCGCTGAACTTTGTGCGTGGCGTCCATTGGACAAGACCGTAACCAGCATTAGGATTGCCGAGCGCAAAGCCGACTTCTGTTTGTGCAGGATTAAGCTGCGATTCATGCTGCATATTGCCAAGCATACCAGCAACGGCGTTAACTGACCAACCTAGAGCGCCAAAATAATTCCAGATAATGCGCGCATTGTTTCGCATTGCATCTGCTGTCATTTTACCAAGCTCATTAGTGTAATAAGCTACCCACTCTAGCCCCTCAGAGGCCATGCTTGCGTAATCGGGCAAACAGTAGCCGCGAATAGACTTCTGGTCTACTGTGCGTTCCATTAGCTTAACGGAATCGCCATTATTACCTTCAATTACTGTAAACGTGTTTCCGTCTACAACGCCAACTATACCGCAGTGGTCTGGCTGCCCCTGATTGTCACCAGAACCAGAGTCGTCCCAATCGTATTGAATAATGTCCCCCATCTGAGGAATGTAAGCGTCGTTTTCTTCCCATCGGTTAACGTTCTGATATAGCGTTACCATGTAAGGGCAATAGGCTGTCGGAAAAATAATCTCCGTTAAGCCTAAAGCAATGCCAACGTATGAAACGAACACTGCACACCACGGTGAAGCATAAGTAACGGTCGGGCCTCCTACATCTGTTTGGTAGCTATTGTAGGCGTCAATTATTTTCTTATAACTGCCGTCGTATTCATTAAGGCCGATGCACGATTGAGCGAAATTGTAAACTGACGTTCTCAGTTCTTGCTCAGTCATTTAATCGTGAGCGTGTTGATAAGAGACTGCATGACAGAAGTGTTGTTATTGATAGCAGTAGAAAGCTCGGAAATCTCTGCCTTGTATTCCTTCGTCAGATTGCTAATCTCTTCCTTGTGGTATTCCACAGATTTGTTGACATAGAAAAACATGATAAGACAACAAGCAATAGGAAAGCCCACGTTTGAAATAAGCTGAATAATCTCGTCCATGAACCTCACTCCTTTATTTAGTATACTATCATGT